CAAAAGAAATAGTCTGAATTAACTACTTCGTTTACTTGTAATGAACCTATTGTAGGTTGCTCACCTTCATAGCCTCTTCCAAATGGAATTGAGTCATAGAAGTTTTCTTTATCGTATATCTTAACGAACTTATCTCGTGCATCTACCATAAGATCTTCAATCCTATTGGCATGAGCACTAAATGAATCGTGTACTGCACCAAATTCACCTTCCCAATCGGCTACTACAAGAGCCATATGGGCTGCATCAGAGCTATGAACAAAGTTAGGACTAATACCACACATAAAGCCTCGTCTATCTGGTATATCAGTCTTCTCTCTTATCACATGCTTGAATCTTAGTTCACCTTCTGGTGTATTAAATCCATAACAGTCTACCTTTGCAGGTCTAGTACGATAACATTCGTATATCACTGGAAAGCCTGACTCAGATTCCCATTGTATACCTCGACCTCTATCAGTACCATAAGTGTCTAGCCAATTAGATATCTCTTTATCAGCTAGTCGTTGTAGGTATCTCATAGTATCTAATGGTCCTGGACAGACCTCTTGTATAGCTCGTATTACTTGATTACTAAGCTCATCACAATCCCATGTGTTGATATTGTAATCTTTAGTATAACCAAACTGATAGCAGTCACTATACATAGACTCTGACATTTTCTTTTGACCACAGCTATAAGCTCTCGTCATAGCACCTCTCTTAGCTATGCCCTTCCTAATATGCTTCATAGGCATCTGCCTTTCTTCAAACCATTCAGGCATCCTCTCACATAACCTCTTTGCAACTTGCACATAGAAATCATTAGGTACTTCCTCAGCAGTTAATCCTACTAGTCTACCTGTAAGAGCATCTTTAGACATAGCACCTAAGTGTTGCCAACCATTATTAGCACCATCAATAGGTATAGGTAATTGAGTATAAAACTCTCCATTAGACCTAGAATACTTATACCACTCAATACAACAAGCCATGAATGCTATCTTCTTCTCTGCTTCTTCTGCAAAGATTCTCATCTCACCCATCTCAAGTATGGCATCCATATTCTCTTGAGTCCATCTAGCTCTATCTTCTAGTGTCATCTTATCTACAGATATAGTATCTAGCTCTTCTTCTTGTAGTATACTTTTATAATCTACAGAAGCCCAATTAGGTATTTGATCTATACTATACGATTGATTGAATGAACAAGCAGTATGAACTGCAAGCCAGAAGTTAGCTGACTCATCAAAGAGTTTTCCTTTGGCAAAGAGTAATTGGCTTCTAGCTATATCTGCTCCTTGAAAGTTAAAGAACGGTTCACTATAGTATAGTCTACCTCTATAGTCTGCATCAAGATAGAAGCTAAACTCTTTGTCTAACCATTTATCTGCTGCAGCCATAACCTCTTTCACTTCTCTATTCTTTGAAGCTTGTCTTTGATATAACTTAGCGTTTTCATTCTTGTCCTCACCATCAAAGGTTTCATTGCTAATGAACATATCCCAGTTCTCTAGTATAGCCTTATGCACATCACTATTAACTACAAACCTAGTTGCTTGTAACTTATCAATAGCTTTTACAAATGGCTTATCAAGATACTTAAGGAACTTTTGTTCTTTATTCTTCTCCCAAGTTTTTATAACTGGTCTACCATTGTCTTGAAATAAACCAGTAATAGGAGGGATTGGTGTAGCACTTATACAAGTAGTCTTGCCAGTGATTACTTCCATTTCACCCCACTTAGATGTGGCATGTATGGTCACTGGCTTTCTACTTTTCATATGTCCTACTGAGATAGTTAAATAGCCACACATAACGAAACCTTCTATGATAAGATCACCAACTCGTACATGATCTCTGAAGTTAACGTTAGAGCTATCCCAACTCTCCACTATATATTTACCTATTGCCATTGAAGCTTGAGTTATTGCTGACTCACCTTCAACTTTATTGCGTTTAAAGCAACGTTGAATTACTTTTCTGGCATAAGATATCATGTCATCTATTAAAAAGTCTAACATGTCAACGCCATCCGTATCAATCATACGCATGAGCTGTAAGTTTCTTCTAGGCTTTACACCTAGGTCGTCACCTCTTATTTTATTTATAAGATATTCTTTTATGTCCTGCATTTAGTTCTCTCTTTCTTTTCTGGACTTATATTATAACATGTTTACTTCTTCTTTGCAAGTACTTTTATCATCTTTTTATTATTTAAGATAGTGTACCCTGCCATATCCTTCTCATATGCTTGTCCGACCACAACATTACTGATACCAGACTGTAGGATAAGCTTAGTACACTCTGTACAAGGTGATAGCGTAGTGTAGAGGGTAGCACCTTCTCCATTCGTGCTAGAACGAGCCAGCTTACATATAGCATTAGCTTCAGCATGTATAACAGTAGGTAGTGTATTCCCAGTTGTACTATCCTTACACTGATTAGGGAAGCCTGCAGGAGTACCGTTCCAACCCATCGAAATAATGTTACCATCTTTGACGATAACTGCTCCCACCTGAGTGTCTGTGTCATAAGACATTTCAGATACTCTACGAGCAATATCCATGTAGAGATTGTCATATTTTTCAATCTTGTTTTTAGTTGTTTCATTCTTAACTGCTTCTCTTATTTCACTTTGTTTCATTTCCTTGTGCCTTTCTAAGCATAATTAAAGCTTCAGCTATAGATGGTATTTTACCTCCACCTTTAGCCATATTGTTTTGTATCTTAATAAGCTGTCTCTTTAGTTTCTTCATTGAACTTCACCACTATATAATTTTTACATTCACTTTCTGACCATTCAACTAAATGTCTCACTACTTTATTAGCTCTTAGCTTATCAATAATCCGTTCTGCATCTTCATGAGCCATTATCGAGTGATCTCTTGAGTACCTTATGTTCATCTTCTAACTCCTTTATTCTATTCATTCGCATAATTGCTTGTGAACGGTACATGTTACGTTCCTTAGTAAGACTTTTTATTCTATTATTAAGGAACTCTATTTCTTTTTGTTTTATTCTTTCTAATTCATTCATCCAAGCCATTAGTCTAGTACCTCAAAGTCTAAACCATCTGTCCATGTGAGACGAGATGTATTATGATGATACTTAGCTGCTCCTGCTGGACCAGTCTTACCTGTGAATCTAGATTTAAGTACAGTAAAGTTAATTGTATTACGTACATTATCATCTTCATCAGTCATATTACGACTAAAACCTATTATATCAAACGATATCTGCTTAATAGAACCAGAACCTTTGATATCATCTAGGCTAGGTAGTTTACCTTCTTCAAAGTTCTTACTACCAACTAAACCTTTTCGTAGATGACTTATAATACCAAGCCATACATTATGCTTCTTAGTTACCTTAAGTAAATCAGACATGACTTTATCTATGGCTTCATTACCAGTATAACCTTCAGCACCCTCAGATACTGCAATAGTAATATGGTCTAAGAATAAATACTTACAGCCCATCAAAGCCATGTACTCTATCTTATCTATTAATGACTCATCACCTACAGAGCCTTGATGATCTAATAATACAAGTCTATCTGTACCAAACACTTGTCGAGATGCTTCCTCTTGTTCTTCAAGTGGTACATCATACTCCTGTAAGTTCTGTCTCAACTGCATCTGAATAAACTTCTCAGCAGTATCACCAACAGACTCTTCAAGTGATATCATACCTATTTTATCTTCAGTCTTAGCAAGTAAGTCTAGCACTATCTCTTTAATGACAGTACTTTTACCACTACCAGTACCACTAGTGAATAAGGTTATCTCACCGAACCTCATACCTCTAGTCTTATCATTGATACCTCTTAAGCAATCAGGATATGGTATGCTTTCTCTTGACTGTCTCTCAAGATACTGTTCCCATATTGCTTCATGACCCATGACAATACCAGCTGGGCTATAAGGTTGTGCATCCCATATAGCTTCCATGACTCTCATGTAGCCACCTTGATTGAATAACTCACAAGGATCTTTGGCAGTACTACTAGCTATCTTAACCTTATCTATACCAATGATATTAGCAGCTTCTCTTATAGCTTTATTACCTGCTTCATCATTATCAAAGAATAAGACTACTTCTTCAAACGATCTAATCCATGTACGATTGAGCAGTAAACTCTTGAGGTTAGTTGACGAAGCCACACTAATAACTGGATAGATCTTCTTGTATTTGTTGAGGGAAGCTTGTGCAACCGCCATCGCATCAAACTCTCCCTCCGTAATGACAAGTCTCTTGCCTCCATTTCCAAAACTTTGGCTACCAAAAGGCTGGACATCTTTAAATTCTCCTACTGTCTTAAATTGTTTTGGCATAGTACGTATCTTATATGCAGCTAGGTTATTACTAGAGTCATAATATGGATAGCAATATGCTTCTATTTCTCTCTTATCATTGTACATAACACGAACATCAAAGTGTTCTGCTATGGCTTTAGTGATACCTCTTTCTTGACAACCTCTATGATCACCAAGAGTATCTTTAAACTTATTCATATCTATTACTACGTTAGACATGTTAGTCATTTTAATTTCCTTTCTATTATCTACGTTCTGTACATGAACTCCACATACAAAACAGTAACCATGATTGTCATCATATAAAGCAAAACCATCTGAGCTACCACAGTCCTCACAACTAGTCTTGCCTATCTCTTTACTTTCCGAATATTCTTTTCTCTTTAGCATAACGGTTTTCCTTTCGTTTACGTCTTGCTCTCATTGATCTTGCTTGTCGATCACCTCTTTTGTTACCAAATAATTCATCCCAAGCTTTCTCAGGTCTTTTCTGTTGTGTTGCGTTCATTGTATTCCTCTATAAATGATTTAGTTAACATCCATTTCTCACTACCAAGTGTCTTATTATAAAAGACTTTCTCACCGTCTTTATCTACTGCAGTGAGAACTTCATGTTCAATCTGTGATTTTATTTCTAAATAATTTAAAGCAGACTTATCTGGTGCTTCATGTAACATTATAAACTGATAATCGTCTTTGTTATCAGCTACTTTACTAGCTATCTCTGAGCTAGATGAAGCATAAGTCTTCCAATTAGATTGTCTTACTCGTTTACCTTTACTATAGTTCCAATAAGACTTCTTACCTATGTATCTTTTACCAGTGCTTTTCTCAATGATAAGATATACAAAGCCTTCTGCTTCATATGGATTATTATTGAATGTGACTTCCCATTGTCCATTGGGTTTTGAGTCATCACCAGTAGCTTTGTAAGCTTTTTGATCAAAGGCAACACACACTGTACCATTACTAGGATTAACCCATACAGTTAAGTTGCCGAACCATTCTTTCTTTAAGCCTAACTTAGTTCTTAGGTTAGACTTACATCTTATTTCACCATGCTCAAGAGTAGATATTCCTACCCAACCTTTACTATCTACCTTAGTAACATCAGTAATGGCTACATCTTCGTATCTCTGGTGGTCTGTTATATTAGACATAACATTTCCTTTCTATATTTTAAAGAAGTCATCTGGAGTTCTCAGTATGTGTATACCATTAGCTGTCTCCATCAATTTCTCTTTCCAGTTTACTATACCAAATTTAGCTCTATAAGCAGCTAGTACTCTAGCTTTACGTCTATTCATTGGTATACCTTTAAGCATCTTCTCAGCAGTCTTTGGACCTACTTTAGGTAATCCAGGAAGATTATCTGTTGGATCACCTTTAAGCATTTGAGTCCAGTAATGTAAGTCAGCACTGTCCTCATCTATCTTATAGAACTGTTCTCTACGTGGATTGTAATGGTCACCGACAATACAGTCAAGGTCTTTATCTATATGTACCACACAGAAATCTTCTTTCTTTTCAAGTAGTTCTATAGACTTTATACGTACCATATCATCTGCTTCCATACCATCAGCTGGTATTGCAAGCTCTTTCTCTACAATACGATCCATCAATGGTCTGAATAGCTTAGCATCTTTAGGTGGTTCTTTTCTATTTGCTTTGTATTGTGGACATAGCTTATATCTAAAGTTATCTTTACCACCACAGTATACTATCACTTCATCAGCCCATATAGGACCAACCCAGTTCTTATCTAAGAGATACTTATAGTTTTCTAATGCATCATCAACAGTCTCCATCTGCCAAGCGGCTTGATAGATACAACTGTCTGCATCAACTACTGCTATCATTAATAGTTCTCCTCTGCATAGCCTTGTTGATAGTCATTCCAGCTATCTCTAAGTTCATCTTCTACTTCGTCATATTTAAGATGAACAACTAAATTCTTTTGTTCTCTCATATGATCTCTAAACTCTTCCCAAGTCTCTGCTATATACAGATACTCTTGAGCTATTTCATAGAATTGTTCTTCTTGAAACATAGCTAGTCTTTTCATTTGTCCCATAGTATTTCCTTTCTAATGAACATCTGCATAACACTTACCTATGACACCATCGCCATCCATACATGTTACATTAAAGTCTTTAGGTGCTTCTCTGAATGACTCAATACAAATCTCTTTGACTCGTTCTGCATCAGTTTCTTTAGCAACCCATGCCATTTCATCATGATAGAATATAACTGGATAAGCATCTAGCTTTTCTTCTGCTATCTTCTTCATGGCATAACCTACTGCAGCCTTACAAGTGATTGCTTCAGCTGATTGTAGTAAATAGTTTAGTGATTGGTGTGCACTGTTAACGTATACACGCCTACCATCA